CGTCAATGATGGCGTCATCCGGGTGTGATCCACCCATGTCGTCCAGGCCCAGGTGCAGCTTTGCCTCGGCCCGGTTGATGGGCTCAGTGCCCACTGCGGTGATGACTTTGAATTTCATGCGTGCGTCCTATGAAAAAAGCCCTCGCGGGGAGGGCTTTTCACGTAGTGGCCTGTAGATCAGGCCGCGATGCCGGGGCCTGCGTTGCTGGCGATCACGGTAGCCGCTTGAGTCGTCGGCTTGTACTCGGCTTTGTACTGAATGGCGATGATCCCATTGACAACGGCATTGGCCGTGGTGCGGGTCAAGCTGGCAAAGACGTAGCGCAACATCGGGTCGAACACGTCCACCACCAAAGCCTTGTCGTCGGCGTCAGATGCACCGGCAGTGAAGGCCGCAGTGGCGATCTGCGTCACTGGCGTTGGCGAACTGGTGGAACTGGCGCTGTTGCCTTTTGCGGTCAGGGTCAGCACTGACGTGGCGGTCACATCGCCCAGCAGAGCGACGAACATCACGCCATCGTAGCCAGACATGTCGAGAACTGACGTCAGCACTTCGGTCTGCGCAGCAACCGCAGAAGCGGCCACCGGAGTGACCTTCACATTTTTCAGGAGGGAATTCATGATTTTTCCTTTTGGGTATTGGGTTGGGCGCATCGGATGACGCGCCCTTGGTGGATCAGGTCGAGAACTTGAGGAATTTCAGAGCTTCAGTATTTTGAGCACCCCCGCCGGTGCGCTTGGTCGTGTAGAACACAACGTAGGGCTTGGCGGTGAACGGATCGCGCAGCGTGCGCATGCCCATGCGGTCAACGATCAGGTACGCCTGCTTGAAGTCGCCAAAAGCCAGCGACAGCGAACCAGTTGCCAGGGCGGGCATGTACTCGTCCACGCGCACCGGGTAGCCCATCAGGCGCTCGGGCGAGCCGATCTGCATGCCGGGTTCCCACAGGTAGCGGTTCGTGGTCGATTCCTTCAGCAGGCGGGCCGCGGTGCGGACGCTGCGGCGCATTGCGAAGGTCGCGTTGGCCAGGTACTGATCCTTCAGGGCGCCGATCAGGTTCACAACCGGGTCAAACTGCGTGGTGTGGAATGCGCCATTGGCACCCGTCACGACGTGTTCAAACGTGCCCCAGGCGCGGCTTGCATCGGCCGTGGCCGCGGTGTCGTAGGAAGCCAGGCCCTTGGGTTGGCCGACGCCAGTGCCGGTCCAGAAAGCGGTGCCTTCGACGCGCGAGAACTTGTCAGCGATCTTGCCGGACAGCCAGGCTTCCACGTTGGTAGCGGCATCGTCAAGGATGCGCTGCGAAACCTTCGGCATCGCGTACATCTCATGCGCCTCGATGCGCCACTTACCGACCTGCGGCGTGCCCGTGTCGGTACGCGCGCCCAACTCCGACACCCAGCCGGCGCTTGCCTCGTCGTTGTCCAGCAGACCCTCGATGTCGTTGGTGCTGATCGTCTGCACGGTGGCCAGCTGGCGCATCACCGATTGCTCGTAAATTTTGCTCAGCGTGGCGCCTTGCGTGGCGTGGGGCAGCAGGTAGCCGCCGTCCGGGTCTGAGCCCGCAGACATGGCCTTGCGCTCGTCGCTGGACAGGTCGTCCAAGACGGCACCAGCAACGACCTTGAAAAAGGCGGTCTTGTACTGCTCGTAAGCCTTGGCGTCCATTTCACCAGGGAAGGGCTTGCCTTTGGCTTGGTACTCTGCACGCAGTGCAATGTTGAAGCCCTTGACTTCAGCGGCCAGGTCGGCGGCAGACTTGAATTCGGATTCGGTCTGCGGGCGGTTGGCCTTCTTCTGGATTTCTTCAATGGCCGTCTTCAGCTCATCGAACTTGTCCAGGGCTTCGCCCAGCTTGGCAACCTTTGCCTCCAGGTCGGACACGGCCTTTCCTTCAGCCTTCGCCTTGATCAGTTCGTCATTGGCCTTTTTGTGCTCTTCCCATGCCTTGCCCTGGTCTTCCAGGATCTTCTTGACTTCGATCAGGGTCACTTCGCCCGACATTGCCATGGGCATGCCACCCAGAGCACCGAGCGCAACCAGCACTTCTGCCGGCAAGTAGTTGGTTACCGGGTAACCGGCAAAGGCGGCGCCGCACGCGAGCGCCAGGACGGCCACAAAGGCCAGGGTAAACGAGTTTCGCTTCATGATGTTTTCCTTTCGGGAATGAAAAAGCCGCCTCAAGGGCGGCTGCGGTTTGGGAGTGCGGTTGGTCTAGAAGACGCCGCGAGCTTTCAACACGTTGACCAGTGAGGCCAACCCATCGCCTTCCCCGGAATCACTCCGGCTGATGACGCTTTTGACGCGAGACACCAGGGCGGTGCTCTCGCTCTTCGATAGGCCACAAACATCACGCAGGTGGCGCTCGATTTCGGAAAGGCTGTCAAGCTCTTCGATGGTCTTGACGGCTGAGACGCGGGAGGCGTCATTCATGGGGAAGGTGACAAGCGACAGCTCCACCAGGTCCAGCTTTTTCAGGGAGCGCACGCCGGTCACGCGGTCGTAGCTGTCGTCCCGGCTGCGGTAGCCGATGGACATGCCCGACAGGGCGCCCATCTTCATGAGTTCGTAGGCTTCGGCGCCGCGGGCGGTCTTCAGCGCCAGCTGGCCCTTGACCTTGAGGCCCACGGCGTCCTCTTCCATGCTGGTGTAAACGCCGATGGGCTCGGCCTGGCGGTGCTGCCAGAGCATGGCGGGCAGGCGGCCGGCTGCTTTCTGTGCGGCCAGCGTCTCGGCAAAGGCACCTGGGACAACGATGTCGCCGCCCTTGTCGGTGATGTTGAAAATGGAGCCGTACCCTTCAAAGGTGCCGGTGTCGCCGCTGGCCTTCAGTTCGCACTGAAAATCGAGGGTTTTGGTGGTCATGGTCTTTCCTTTCAGGCCGCAACGGGCGCGGGAACGCTGCCAGCGCGCGGCGGCAGTTTGGCGGCCTCGCCGCCCATCGGGTTGAGTTCATCCAGGGCGCGTACTTCGTCCTGCGTCATCCAGGCCGGCGATCCGCCAGAGCCCAGCGCACGCGCGAAGTATTCGCCCTGATCCTTGAGCGCGCCGCGCAGCAGGCCGGCCGCAATGAATTTGAAGTAGTAGCCCTGCGCGCGCTCAGCTGGTGTCAGCAGGTTGATGTCGGCGGATTGCTCGATCCGTGCGTACCACGGCCCCAGGCTGTCCACAACGTGCTGGATGGCGAACTGTTCCGCGCTGGCGTAGGTGGCCGCCTTGTCGGTAAAGCCCACCTTTGACGGCAGCACGCCCATGAAGCGGCAGATTTCCGCGCCTTGGTAGTTGCGTGTCTCCAGGTGCTGTGCATCCAGTCCGGTCATGGCCTGAGACAGCCACTTGGCGCCGCGGTCCAGGATCATCGGGGCGCCTGCGTTGTCCGCCCCTGCCATCTCGGCCAAGATCCACTTTTTCAGGTCGGCGTACTGCTGCGGGCTCAGGTTGCCGTCCACCGAATACGTCCCAGACGGGCGCACACCCTTGGCGTGCAGCTTGGAGTGAGATTCTTCCGTGGCGATGCTCAGGCCCAGGGCCTCGCGCGCCATCTGCAGGATGTCCAGGCCGGCGAATCCGTGCCAGCTGGGGCCTCGGACGTGCCAGATGGTCTGCGTGTCGAACATGACGACCTTGCCATCCTTGAGCGTGTACTTGTACACCGGGGCTTCAAACTCATTCGGGTGCTGGACTTCCATGCGGCCGGGGTCCAGCAGAATCATCTCGGCCACTTTCCCGCCGATCACCAGGCTTTTCCAGACGTAGGCATTGCCCAGGCCCGCGTGGATCACCAGCTGCTCGCGGAATTCAAAGCTGGTTTGCCAGTCGTTCGGCTTCGTGGCCACCAAGTCATAGTGCCGATGGCCGCGCGCCGGCTCGATATTTTTGAGCCCGTTGACGGTCGTTTCGCGGTACAGCTTGAAAGGCACCTGTGCGCAGCCCTGCGACAGCACGCGCAGGCAGGCAAACATGGTGGCCACCTTCAGCGCGTTTTCCAGGTTGATCGTCGGTCCGGCCTTGGACGTGCGGCCGGCGCGCAGCATTTCAGCCCAGATCGCCAGCGGGTCCGATGCCTTCTGCTCGGCCACGACGCGCGAAAGGAACCCCATTACTTGCCACCCTTCGCAGCCATCCAGCCGACAGCCAGCAGGAACAGGCCGCCCACGATCCAGCCCGCAGGCACATAGATCAGGCCGGCACCGAAGGAAACCGCTCCAGCACCGCCGATCAGCAGCGCATCGGGCACCAGGCCACCGGCCCGCGCTGCGAGCGCCTTCAGTTTTGCTTTGTTCATGCGGTTTCCCAAAATGACTTTTCGGTCACGGCTGCGGTTGTGACAAGGCCAGCGGCCATTACGGCTGCAACTGCGAGGTCAATCCGGCCCACGGCCTTTTCTTTGCTTAACTTGCGGTTCTCAGCCGCGTCCTGCTCGATCACTGAATTGCCGATGCAGTAAGTGAGAACCTTGTGGCCGGGGTGGACAAGTTCCCCGTTTAGCAGCATTCGCTCAAACTGCTCAACCGCCGGGCTCATGTCTTTATAGCCCTGCCCAAATGGGCGCATCGTCGGTAGCGTGATCCCGTCATCGCTCGCCAGAGACAAGAGGTCTTCAATGCGCCAGCGGTCGTAGGCGACTTCCATCACCTCGAAAAAGTCGCACAGCCCAGACAATCGCTGAAGAATCACGCGCTTGCTGATCGCGCGACCTGGCGTGGTATCGAGCAACCCTTCGGCTCTCCATTGAACCCAAGGAACCCGGTCACTGTCGGCCTTGCGCTGCAAATCGACTTCGGGCAACCACGCATAGGGAACAATTTTCCAAGGCTCGCCTTCTGCTACTGGCTCCACCAGGAAAACCAAGCCGGTCAGGTCGGTCGTGCTGGAAAGGTCAAGACCGGCCACCGCGCGTCGGCCTCGCAGGCTCTCTATGTCGTATTCGCGCTCAGCGCCCTTCCATACCTCATGACTGATCCACGGAGATTCCGCGTCAGTCCACTGGCAAAAATTCAACCGCCGAACGATGGCCTCTTTTGAGGGCATCCCCTTGGCTTCCGTGACTTGCTCCCGGATGTACTTGTAACCGGGTAGATCAGCGTCTTGCAGGCTGGGGTTCGCCTTAGGCCAGCACGATTCATCGGCGAACGGGTCGTCTTCCTCGTCCAGAGCGCACACGAATGGGAAAAACCCGTCATCCTGCATGTCGCCAGCGGCGACCTTCGCCGCATATTCGTGGTAACTCCAGCACGGCCCCAATTTATTGCTGCCGCTGTTGGTGATCATGAAGATCAGCGCCTGGCGTCGGCTCTTTGTGCCGGCGCGCAGCATTTCGACCACCGTATTGGTCTTGTGCTCGTGCAGTTCGTCAATCAGGCCGATGTGGGGCCGTGGGCCGGATTGTCCATCGTCGCTACTGATTGGCCTGAAGAACGCGCCCTGCGCCATGTATGCCAGGTTCCAGCAGCGCTCTCCAGTGCCAGACTTCTGCAACCGTTTTCCAAGCTCGGGCGACTGGTCAACCATTGCCACCGCGTCCCGAAACAGGATCATCGCCTGATCTTTTTTCGTCGCGGCGCTGTAGATTTCTGCCCGAGGCTCGTTGTCTGCCACCAGACCAAGCATTCCAACACCAGCGGCTAACGGGCTTTTGCCTGAACCCTTGGCGGTTTCGATGTAAGCGTTACGGAACCTGCGGTGGCCGTCCGCGCCCATCCAGCCGAACAGTGAGCCAATGACGAACTGTTGCCACGGCAGCAGCACGAAGGGTTTGCCCTCGAAGTCGCCGCCGTTGAGTTTCAGGACATCGGCATAGAAGCCCTGCGCCCTCTCCGATTCCTCGACATTCCACACCAGCCCACGCTTATGCCCCTCTTTCATGTCCCGCAGGTGCCGCGCGCACTGCCCGCGCACATGCGGCCCGGCAATCCGCTCGCCTGCCACGACTTCCAGCGCGTACTGCGTAGCCGCGTCAGAAATAACGGGCGGCTCGGTCTTCTTTTTGCGTGTCATCAGGGGTCGCAGTGACGCGGGATCGCGCCGAAGGGGTCATGCCGAACTCGGCGGCATAGCGCACCATGTCTGCTTTGGCCTTGTTTGCGATCCCGACGAGCGGGTTTTGTATCGCGTTGCCGCTGGTGGTTTTAATCATCAGCGCGGCGTTTAATTCGTCCTTGGCGGCCATCCTATTGATGGCCCGCTCCGCTTGCGCCCAGCGCCCGTATGCGGCTGCGTAGGCGGCTAATGCAGCGCGGTCTAGCTCCGTCATCAGGCCAGCGGCGTACAGGGCGCTGCACACCCGGCCCCACTCAACCTTTGCGTCATCGCACAGGAACGCGGGCGGGGTTGGCTCGGACAGGGCGACTACCGCCTCGGCCTTGTTGGCGGCGCGCTTGCCGGGGTTGCCCTTGACTAGCTTTAGGGCGGTCGGCGTTGGCTTGCGGCCGGCTGTCATACGTCCTCAGCAATCGCCAGCGCGCTATCGGCCTCGACCTCGGCAAACGTCGCGCCCGTGGCTTCGTGTGTGGCCTGCTTGCCGGTGAACTCCTGCCAGCGGCGGACGATCACGTCCACATACTTCGGGTCCAGCTCCATCAGGCGGGCGTGGCGGCCTGTTTTCTCGCAGGCGATCATGGTTGTCCCGCTGCCGCCGAATGGTTCATATACGCAATCACCCTCATCAGTCATCGCGTTGATGTATTCCTCGGGAAGTTCAACCGGAAACATCGCAGGATGCAGCTTCCCATCGGCTACCCCACACGCTGTAACCGTCCCCATCTTTCCAAATTCAGCGGTGACACCCGATCCCTTTAACAGAGATCCGTCCGCCTGCCTGTTTGTCCCTGATTTAGAACCTGCTGATTTATTTTTCTTCGTGCGGTTTAGTTCTTTTGCTTTTTCCCCGAATACAAATATCCATTCATGCCAAATTGGGAAAAACGCGGTTTGGTTTCCGATACTTCCCCCGAGACCGGAGCGATCCCATACATTCCAACTTAGCAATTTCAGGCCGCAATCCTCTGCTTCCTTTATGTAATCGTTCCAGTATTGGTTAACTTCGCCGTTTTTCCGGCTGTAACCAAGATTGACCGCGAAATAATTCACAAAACCATAAGAAGCGCGGACAAAGGTAGCAAGATGCTCCGTACTTAATTCCTTGTCTCCGTTGTATTCGCGCTGATCTGAGTAGGGCGGAGAAGTAAAACACAACTCTGCGCACCCCCCATCCATCAGCCTTTCGACCGCATCAATGCTGGTCGAATCCCCGCACATCACCCGATGCTTGCCGAGCAGCCAAACGTCGCCCAGCTTGCTCACCGGCTCGGCCTGCAACTCGGGCACAGCGTCCTCGTCGGTCAAGCCTTCCGGTATCTGCTCAGGCGTCAGCGCGTCAATCTCGTCTTGCGTGAAGCCGGTCAGCAGGTTGTCGAAACCAGCATCGGCCAGCTCGGCAAACTCAATCGCCAGCAGTTCGTCGTCCCCCTCAAAATCGCCACCGTTTAGCTTTAGGACGTCGGCAAAAAACCCTTGCGCCCGCTTAGATTCCTCTAAATTCCAAACTAAACCGCGCTTTGCACCCTCGCGAATATCCTTTAAATGCCGGGCGCATTGGGCGCGTACATGCGGGCCTGCGACTCTTTTACCCTCAACCACCTCTAGCGCATACTGCGTTGCCGTGTCCTCAGAAATAAGAGGCGGCTTTGTTTTCTTTACCATGCTCTTCAGGGT